AGATTGAACACCTGACATTTGTTTTTCAAAATCTATGGCTGGTTTTAAGAATTGATATAAACCGGCGCCAGCAATTGCAGAATTCATAGCTAAACTTTTGAATTCTTCACGCATCTGTGCTCGATTTGCTTTGAGCGTATCTGACCAAGCCTGTGTTTTATTACGGACTGTGTCTAAAGCATAAGAAACTTTGTCATAGCCTGAATGCATAGTATTCAATGCTGAACTATGTTTAGCAGCATCACCAGAACCAGATTGAATACTGCGTGAATATTGTTTGAAAGATCGACCGCCATTCATGCTTCTTTCAAGGCGGTCGATTGATTGAGTAAGCCGTTCAATAGAATTATTTGTAGATTTGACATTTTGATCAAACTGTCGAATAGGCTGCGTCGCCTTATCTACAAATCTTAAAATAATACTGAGGTCTAACTTACTCATTTGTGGTTACTCTGTTTGTGTTCTTTTTATTGCTCGCTGTTCCCATTGCATAAGTTCATCGAGACTAAATTCGGCACAATCTGCAGGTGTCCAGTGAAAGACGACTGCAATATTGGCTATTACATCATCTACGCAACTGGGGAGTTCTCTGATTTCTCCAAAAAACCAGTAATGCCTTCAGCAATTTTTAAAGTGTCCATCAGTTCAAGAGAATAGACCTCTTGTGATGTCATCGCTGGCAAAGTGATTCGTGGCAGCAATACTGCCAAGGCATTAATTTCAAAGCTGAGTACGTCTTTTAAACTAAGTCCGCGACAATGACCTGTATTCGGTTTAACTAATGTGATCTCATTAACTAGGTTATCACCACGTTTAAAACCAAATTCGAGTTCAACTGTTTTGTTTTCTTGATTTAACATTGCATATTCCTTGAAGAAAAAATTTAAATAAAAAACCTTCTGCAGTACGAAACTACAGAAGGGCAGGAAAACTAGTGACCAATGTTGGCGCGGTGTTTTTCTAACAGATCCACACCGTTGACGATTTCAATCATGTTTGGAATGTCGATTTCAACTTTGACAACACCATCTATGCTGAGCTTGTAATACGACCAGATGGTTTTGATCGTTTTTTCAGTGTCATCGCCAGCTTTCTGGTTACCGAAGTCGATTTCTTCATGACGGCCACGAACTACGATTTCGACAGATTTGGCTTCGCCTGTATCGTCGCGCTGGTATGAACCGGCGAAACGCAGCATGTGCGCGCTTACAGTTGCTGCGCCCCACTGTTCAATGACCAGCTCATCAATACCGCCCAGTTTCCAGTTAAATTCACTGATGTCGTCGCCAAGGCCCATGTCGATTTTGACGTTGCCGTTCATGCCACCGCCACGCCAGTCTTCAAACTTGCGGACCAGCTTTGGAATGGTGACTTCGCCTGTCTGCCCCAGGTATGAATTACCTTCGTTAAACAGGTCCATCATTTTTAATTTTTTAGGTAAAGCCATCGCTCATATTCCTTTGTTATGCATTCATACGAGACGCGAAGTCTGCAAGATAGCGGTCAGTGATACGTTGACGCAGAGTCAAGTCTTCCAGTGGCGGTACCGGAGTGAAGTCGTAATCCAGCATCAGACGGCCAGATTTGAGGGATTCTTTGGAATTCACTGAAGGATCGAACCAGCATGAGCCATCGATGATGTAGCCCTGGCCTTTGAGGTCACGGAACTTGGCATTGATGCCTTCGACGATGTCACGTGCCAGGCTTGGATGCAGTGGCTTGTCGACTGCCCACATGTGCCCTTCTGCCATTGTGTCTGCCAGTACTTGTGCAGTACGGGTATAGTTTTCAAAGGCAAAAAGTGGGTCTTCAGTACATGTACGAGAACCCCAGAAGCGGAAGCCATCTGACTGGATCAGCGTGGTAATGTCGTTCTGGTTGAGATAACCG